CAAATTGTTCATTAGAAGATACAGCGGTAAATGTTGCAGTACCAGAACCTGATACTGTAGTTGAAGCAAGTACACGATTAACATTATATGTAAAATCATATGCAGCCGTTTCAGTTGAACTACTATTTAATGTTTTAATTCGTTTATATGGTAATTCATATATTAAAGAGTCTGGACCAATGTTATATGCTGTAGCAGCACCAGCGTCTGCAATCGTTGCAGCAAAATTTGACTCTCCACCATTTAATCTATCTAATGTTTTTGCATCGGCCATACCAGTAGTATTACTACCTGCAAATATTACATCAAATATATGAATTCTATATCTTGATGCATTTGATGCACCATCACCAGAAACACGTTCGATTGAACGAGCTCGACATGTACCAATTGATGCACCAGCATTATTCTCAATATCTATTTGACCATGTGTAGTAATATCAGGCATGCCAGTCATGTGTGTAACTTCAATATAGTTATTATGTGTTATCTCTATAAGCTTATCTGAAACTAATTCTGATGTTCTTGCTCTATCAAAATGTACATTAGTAGTTCCTAATTTTGATATTTCATAACCTCTTACATAAGCTTTAGAAGGCTCAACAGCAAGAGTTAATTTAGTTGCATCAGGACTTGATGCTTGATGTGTTTTAACAAGAGCTTTAAATGGATTTACATAGTAGTTACCAGATTCGTCAAATGTTCTACGAGCTAGTTCATCTTGTAAAAGATTGTAATCAGCTGTTCGTGCATTCTTTGTAATAATACCGGATTCTAATCGAGCTATAAGAACAAAGTTACCTGAGTTTGCATTAACTGCTTGAGTACTTAGTGTAGCTGTAATAGAATATCTATGTGCACCAGGAGCTGCCGCATTAGGAGTACCTGTAGCATTATCATTTAATGATGAATCAGTACCTGAACTGACAAGGGATTCAGTGACAAGTAAGCCGATATCAAATGATACATTTGATGAATACTTAGATAATATAATTGTTTTAGCTTTTGCTGTAACAAAATGCTTCTTAATATAATATATACCATCTTCAAGAGATACAATTGAGCCAAAGCCTGTAGGTGTTTTTGAGTTGGCATCATTAGAACTTGCAACAGTAGCTGTCTTACTTCCTGTTGCTGTTAATGAAGCGCCATTAGCAAATACGGCACCAGATATATATTGTACCCATATTGTTATAGAATCATCACCAGAAGCTAAAGCAGCATGAATAACTTTGGCAACATTAGTACCATCACTATATTCGGTACCAACAATGTCTGCAACCGCACTAGTATTACATGCTGATAGTCTTACATAGTCAATTTTATTATGGAGGTGAACTGCACCAGGGACAACAACTGAACCATCTTTAAATACATGGTCACCATGAGCTGATATTTGATGTTGTAGTGCTGTTTGTAACTGAGTTAACTCTCTTGCTTGTACAGCCTTACCGGGTCTAAATAATATCTTTTGATATTGTTCTTTAGGGCTTAAAGTGTTGCCTGTAGCTACGCTTTCAAAATCGTCCCAATATGGTTCTACGTTAAATTGAATTGCCATGTGTCTTTCCTATTAAAATGCGATTACTAATCTTACTGTTTCTACCTGGTCTGTTGCTCTTGTTGTTGCTGTTTTATTTTCTACAAACATAACATCACCTGAATGATGGTTAATGAGTGGAACACCTTGTGCCGTAACATCTGTACCTGCAACTGAAGTACCAAATACACGAACATTATCTGTTGCATGATTAAATGTACCAAATCCAGTAGCTTCGTTTTGAATATATGATATTACACCACCAGTATGTTCAACCACTAGACCTTTAGCACCTGTTGCAGTACCTTCAATAATTTGATCTACGGTAAATGCATTTCCAGCCACAGTTAAGGTCTTACATGTATTATATGCATTAGCTTCTGCAACTTGGGCAATAGTACCTGAACCAGATGATGTAGTAGCTATAGCCTTAAACACAGCATCAACAGTATTATCTGATGCACCAGCTGTTGTCCAATGTGCCGCTGTAGATGTACCTAATGTTAATATCTTATAGAAGTTACCAACCACCATTGAATTAGAAGCTGAAAGAGTTGCTGAATCATTAGCTTCTTCAATTGGGTTTTTAATAATAGCTATTTGTCTAAAATCATTTGCATCAATTATACTACCAGATTCATCACCAGTAAATGCTTTATTAATAGTCACATAATGTGAACGTAAATCATTTGTAGGATCATATCCGAATCCACCAGCTGGACCAATAACTGGTCTTAATGCACCACCAGAACCACCGCTTGTACTTACTGCAACAGTTGCGTGAGTATAACCAGAACCTGGAGCTGTTATTGTAATACCTGTAATAACACCGGATGTAAGAGTTGCTGTAGCAGTAGCACCTGTACCATCACCAGCAATAGTAAGTGTAGGGGTACTTGTATAACCTGAACCACCCGCTGTAATCTTTAAATTATAAATTGCACCATCAATGGCATTAGACTGTACACTCCATTGATTAACCAATGCTGTATCTGAACCTGCCACCGGAGATGATTTTATTCTTCTAACTGGGATGAAAGAAGATGTTAAGAATTTTGATACATCAGCTGTAGGAATTGTATACATATATTTCCATACATAACCATCCGAACCTGTAGCATGTACACCACTAGTTTGTACACCTATTACATCTGGGTTTACAGTACTCGTTCCGCCACCTGCCTTAAGACACATATATACGTTATTGTTATCTGAAATAACAAAGTATACTTTACTTTCTATGTTTGTATCTTGATCATCATATTCTGCGTATGTTGTACCAGATACCCATAAGTTTCTTGGTGAACTATGTATAATATCTGTAGAATCTACTCTCTTCATGGCGACCATATTTTCCCATAAAGTGTTATTAGTGTAATCATTCTCATATGGAGTTGTTGGAGAGGTGTCATCTGCCCAAGCATTTGGCCTTCCCAGTGCCATATAGAATTGGTTATCTGCAAGACTAGCTACAAACTTATCCGTCGTATCTAATCTAAATTTGCTGGTTATTATTGCTGCCATTTTATTTCCTCTGTTTTATATTAATGATTATGCATATGTTGATGTACAATCTTGTAAGTAATATCTAGTATATCTTGTTGTAGTACCTGTACCTGCTCCAACACCTGTTGCTTTAAATATTGTTCCAACAGTATTATTGGCTGAACCTACTAATGTAAAGTTAGTATTACCAACTGTTGCAATCTTATAAAAGTCACCAACAACAAAACTACCTGCGTTTTTAGTCTGATGAACCCCTTCTACTATATAAGGTTTATCAGCGGTACTAGTATAAGGCTCACCATTAATAGTAGCTAATGTGCCACACGTTAATTTCATAACTTCTTGGTTATGTTGTATTCCTATATTGTTATTTATACTATCTTGAATAGTATATGAAGCAAAATTGCTAATTGGACCTAAATATCTGAACTTCATATTGTCCCAATGGTTTTGCATTCCTATCTTTTTCTTCTCAGAACTACCATTTGCAAAGTATGTCCATGTTTTCTCTGTATAACTTCCAACTTCATGGAATGCAACTGGACCAATTTGCTGTTGTGCTAAGTTTAAGTTTATAAATCCTGCAGGAATCAGCCAACCAGGCTGTGCTGCATTATTCATTGAAGCAAGTAATTTAACAAAAATTAAAACCTCACCAAAGAATATAAACCCAGCTGGATGAATTAATCTTGTAAATGCATTCTTCCAATCTGCAATATTCTTACCGGTCTTTAGAACATATGAAAACTTTTGCCAATAGTAAGAGTCTTGTATATATTTTTTATCTGACAAGAAACCATTAGCTGTAGTAAATAAACCCTTAGGATATGTTTTAACCACATCATTATTTGCTAATGCACTTGTAAATGTTAACTTATATTTTGTTGTTGTATCTGAATATACTTCCTCAGTATAATCTGTGCCTGGAGTCTTATATGAATTATTAACAAATACTATATCATCATCAAAAAATACTGGATTACCTGCATCATTATTTCCATTTACAACTGTTGGTGTACCAGATATTGTAATTATATTCCATGGAGTATATTTAGATTGGTTAGCTATAATATCAGCAGACTGATCTGTCCAATCTCCATCGGATGGATTTAATAAATCTGTGAATGGGAAATATGTTTCAACCTCATCATCATAGATCATTTTAAAGAATGATGTAATAGATTCTGGTGTACCTCTACTTATATAGAACTCAATAAGGTGTTTATAAAACATCC